ATTCTGTATCACGATGAACAGGATTATAAACAAAACTGTGTTTGATAATTTTTGGCGGTTTTGGCTCAATATGCGCAAGGTAAACTACGCCATTTTTCTCATAGGTTTTGATATTCATATTTTCAAAATAGCGTGTAATAAACTGATTAAAATCTTGGTCTTCCTTGGTATGAAAGCTGATTAACCGTGTATCTGCTGCTAATTTTGGATCAAGCATATAAGGCTTTTCTAAAACTTCATCATAGATCATTCCTACCGCTTTCGGTAACGGTACGGCTTCAAGCTTAAAATCAACATTTTTTGCCTGCGCCACACCAAACAAAAAACAGGAAAAAAAACATAAAATGTTACGTTGTAATTTCATTGTTTTACTCCAGAATAATAATTAACCCGTTGATTATCAATAATGCCTTCCAACATTCGCCCTGTGAAATTAAAATTGGAACGTGGCTCTAGCCGTAAATTGCCTTGATTATCCGCTAAAATCACAAAGGCTTTCCCCGATTTTTTCAACTCCCCAGTTATGCGCCATTGCGTTGATAGCGGTTGAATAATCTGAACTTGTGATTGATTATTAAGCGGAAGTGACTCAATTTCTCTATTTTCTTTACTTATCTGCTCTACTTTGGGTACTTCCTGTTCAGGCGGCGTAAAAAAATCAATCAGCTTATAAAGTGAAAAACCAACAACAAGTAAGGCAATAATGGCAAAATATTTAATACTGGATTTATTAAGTGCGTTTTGCCGTTTATCTGTGACTAATTCCCGTCCGTTATCGGTTTCATAGCTCTTATAAAGCGGGAAAATTGCTTTATCGTATTTTTCCTGATAACTTGCGGTTTTAGCTGTTTTCCAACACTTATTACCCGAAAATACATCAACCCGATAACGGCTTTTTAACCCTGCAGCCACTAATTTTGTCATCTTATATGTTGTTTCAATCCTCTCTACAAGTTCTCGCTGTAAATTGGTCAAATCTTGATTGAGAATAACAAAATCACAGGAGATGCCGTTATCATCAGTAAAATGACGATGTTCAGATAAAAATGAAAAGTGGTTATCGTTAATTTTTTCTTTCTTCGGGAAAAAACGCCAAGCTTCATCAATGATGATCAAATCCCCGGCTTTACAAAATGTTTCAACGTGATTATCTATTGCATTTTTGTAAGGGTAAAAATCGGCTCCCAAACAAACATCATTATCAACGAAAACCAACTCACCCAAATTTTCAGACGACAAATGTTTATCTTTGGATAAACAATATTCTTCAATTAATTGCTTATTTAGTCCGTAAATGTTTGAAACAACCCGACGGCCCGATGCAATTGCGGGAATAATCACCGATTTCACTACTTCGTAAGACTTTCCGTGACCGGGTAAGCCGACATAGGCAGATATGGCCATAATGCCCCCTTAACCTATGATTGGCAAACGACGGATAATAAAACGCGCGAGCATTGCCGATATAATTAACGTAACACCTGTAGGGATTTGTAGAATAGATAGGAAATACCAAATTGAATCCGGCAATGCACTAAATAAAGAATTAAGATTAGGTATGTCTTCCGGTAAAAATAATTCAATTACAACGGGGATAAATTCAGTTGTAATAAAAAATAATGCAGAAAAAACAAAAAATTTAGCCACAATCCCTTTAAATATAAACCCAAGAAAACCGCTAAATAAACGTAAAATTAAACCACTCATAACTATTCCTTATGCGCTTAATAAAATTCTTAACGCAACAATACCCCAAATTAATAACATTAATGTCGATATCACTCCTCTATTCTGTTCAACATATTGACAATGTTTATCTAATCGAACATCAATATTTAAATAATCAATATGCCCTTCCCAAGTAGGGCATTGAACAGATCTATCTTGCAAAGAAAAATTCTTCAGCTGTGGAAAAAATTGGTTAAATGGCTCTAATATTTGTTTTGCTGTTGGCGACTCAAGTTCCGGATATTCAGGCTTCTCATCAGTATTTTCATCATCTTTTTCATTAGGACGATTACCTTTTCCTACTCCTGGAAAAGGTTTAACATTAACTTTTGAATTAAATGTCAATTTATCGCCCGTACCGGCTTTAGTGAAAAGATCAGCATAAGTTGGATTTATTCCAAGTTGACTTAATGCTTGTTGTACTTCTGCAACTGTAATTGGGTCTGCTGAAGAAAAAGGAATACCGTCATAATCAGGTTGTGTGGCCGCTGACATCATTAAGGCATTATACAATTGCGCTAATTGAGTAGCAGTTAATTGTTTGGTATATAAACTTAAATCTAAATCAGCTACCGAATCTAACTGTTTATCTTGATAATTTATCGGGAAATCCCCTACCCAATTCTCATTTTCTACAAAACGAATATAAGTAATATTATTAATTCGAGTAGATACGTCATAATCTGTAGGTTTAGGTTCATTATAAGAATATACTGTTTTAGAGCCGGTATCACCCTTTATAATCGGTTCAAAATCATAACTTAATTGTTTTTCAATAATGGTTTGACGCACTTCAGGATAAATTGTATCACCTATCTGTTTATGTCGTAGATAATGATTTTCTACAATTGTTTGCGTTCGTAAATAACTATATTTCTTCCCGTTAATATCAACTTCAGAATAATTTTCTTGCCCCTTCCCGCCCCATTCTTCTTGTGAAATATATTCGGACAATTTTTGAATCGAATTAGATTGTGCATACTCTCCTGTTTTTAAAGTTCCAAAATATCTGTAACGATTATTCAAGGTATCTGATTTATAAATATCTTTTGAATTCTCAGCAATCTGTTTTTTCTCTTTATAATACTGATAAATTACAGGGTTTTTCATGCTTGGCATAGCATCAACTACTTTGGTTTCACCGTTGACATTTATCGCGTAACGACCATCAGCCAAAGGAACGGCAGTCGGCTCAAAAGCAACCCCTATTTTGCTATTACTAGCTACATTTAAATCATTAAGCGTAATCGCGCCTGATGTTAAGGCTAAAGCAACCCAAGAAATATCTTTAGCGTGGCGAAGTGAAGAACCTGCTGCCAATGAAAAAGTTCCATCATTCGCTGCAACCATACCCAATGCTCGATAAGTTTGCGTTGCGCGTAATCCAATTGCAGCTTCATTTGCCGCCAAAAATGCAGCATCATTTGCAGCAGCACGACCTACAATAGAAACGGCTGCTCTTCTTGCAACAATACCTTCCAAAACTTCAGCCAATACAACCCTAGCAAGTAACGGATTCGCATAGGCTTTATAAGGTAAAAAGACAACGTTAAAAATAAGGCTAAAAAGCATTATCCATTTAAGCCAAGTACCACGACTAAACCGCATACTATACCCAAAAGAAAATAAGCAAAATCCCATAACATATGCACCTCAAATATATAAGGGGATGTTAATCCCCTTATTATTATTTGCCAAAAAGACCCAAAACGAAGCGAATGCCCATTTTTGCAATTCGAGGCCCAATAAGTAAACCGCCTGCAGCGATAATCCCGGCAATAACCGTCGAAAAATCTACCTGATTAAGCATGCCGGAAACATCAATTTGTACTTTTTGAGCCTGTTCACTACCGGCTAATGCACTTGCTGAAGAGCCTAAAACAACTGCTGCAACAAGATATTTTTTTAAATTTGACATAAAAAACTCCTTATATTGAGTTAAAATTACGTGCTTATTTAAAAATTGTTAAAACTGCCCCTACAGATTTAGCAATCAAATAAAAAATAAGCACAAGACCAAATGAAAAACTAAAGCTATCAGCATGATGAATAAAATCACTTGCTGAAAAACCTTTATTTTCACTACTTGAATTTGCCACAGATTGAAGTTTAATCACCTCTTTCTGTGGCACTTTCAATACAACATCACTACAACCATCTTCACCACCAAAATTCATATATGGATGACAAAATTTAGTTGTAATCTCTAATTCTTTACTCATAAAATAGAAAACTAACCTATTGTTTTAATTCTTCAATAATTGAGTTTTCATCAAAATTGTAAGTAATACCCTTACGGCCATTCTCCATAGCCCACTCACGTGGAAATACCAAAATCATCACTAATTTATCTTTCAATCGATTGATTGTATTTCTTAACGAATCATTCATTGAACGATCATCAATTTTAATTTCTTGAATTGATGTGTTATAACCGCCATATCCATCCGGTTCTTGAAGTTGAACCCCCATATTGTGACGCTCTCTTACTTCACCTGTTTCACGATTAGTGAAAGACGAAGATTTGTAACCTTTTAATGTACCAACAATATAAAAACCAGTACGCATAAAATGTTCTCCTCATTGTTAATTAAAATTTAAATAGATTTATTTACAGTATTAAATAGCAAAACGTAAATTTGGTGCATTGCTCGGGAATTGATAAAAATCAGGAGCTTTAAATGGTCTTACGATAATATTTTCACAAGATATAATCCGAACAGCCTGAAATTTCTCAATGTCACAGGGAGTAGCAATATCAATTCCGATTTTTCTTAATCGTGCTCTATGTTCTTTATATTGGCGATTTCTTAAGCCTAACTCTTTCCCACTGGCCCATAACATTGCGTAATAAGCTGATGTTGTCGCTTTTCTTAAAGTATCAACAACACCTTGAGAAACTAATTGCTCTGCTATTGTTTCTAAATCATATTTGCTTACACTTAATTTTTTATACATATTCATAAACTCCACCTGTAAGTTTTCTAATTTCGCAAAATCACTTAATCCCCAATAACATAAATTTTCACGTTGCAAATATCTTGATTTCAATTTTTGCTCAAAACGTACTACACCATTTTTTTCACAATAATCATAAACATCTTTGTAATACTTGAATTCACCAGAATTTTCGCCAAATTTATTTTTTATCTTATCGTAAGAATGAAGCCGCAACTCTTCGTGTTTGATATAACAACTTGGATAAATAAGATTCGCTGAACCTTTTGCACTCAACCAATCCACAGTACAACCATTAGTATGTAAACGACCAATAGAGTTACGATAGCGCATTTGAGAAAGTGCTTTTAAAAAGGTACGTTCATTTCCCTGACCTACGGCTTTATTTGTTGTAATATCAAGCCGTTTAATAATTGCCCCATTAGAAAATTTTGAGACTTTTGAACCATCCTCTCCTTGTCGATAGAAAATTTCAGTACAGCGTGTAAATTGAGGTAAGCGAAGAAAATATAGAATTGAATTAAAGCAAGTGACACAACTATCAATGGAATCAAAACCAAAAAGATTTTCAAGTCTATTCCAACGACTTGGATTACCAGACATACGAATAACAGAACCTGATATTTTTATACTAACTTGATCACAATAACTGCCTTTATGATGATATGTACCGGTTCTAAGGCCTGTTTGCATTTCACCAGTATCTAAATGAATTCCAATCATACCGAAATCAAAAATAGAGCAAAGGACTGTCTTAGGAATATCAACTCCAAAATCCTGCTCTATCTCTAACCAGTCAATAAAAAAATTCATAGAAAACCTATAAACAAAGAAAAACTTTTTTTCTAAGAAATTAGAAAT